AAGGGGGGATATATTACACGCAATTATTGACGGGGAAATATGTTAAAATGATATGTTAAAACTTTAACAAACCTTTAACTTTTGTGTTGATTGTGGTATGAATTAGGGGGTGTATATTAAATTAATAATGTAGCTACATTTCTTGGTTTTAATTTAATTATTGTGTATATTTGTAGCTACAAACAATAAATATGGCAAAAAGTAAACCAATCGGAGTTAGATTTGACTTGGAAAAGTTAGAAATGATTCAAAAAGAACAGAATTTAACTTCCATGCAATCTGTTTTAGATTATCTTATGGATTTTTATTTGGCACATAACCAATCTGATAAAATAATTGCAGAATTAGATAAAATTAAAACGAAAAGAGGCGCACCATTTAAAAATATGCCTCCTTATGGCACCACAGGAACCTCAAATTTAGCAGATATGTTAGCGAATGATACAGTTACCGCAAAAAACACAATAACGCCGCCAAAGGGCTTAAAGGGGATAGATTTGGTTATTTGGAAATCTGAAAATAATTTAAAATAAAATAATTAAATTTTTAAAAAAATACTACTTTTACAAAGTTCTGTGTTTTTTTGATTGATTTTTAGTTGAAGCCCTCCTTTTTAGGAGGGTTTTTTTATTTGTTTTGATTATAATATTCAATCAACACTTGCGGTATTTTTCTTCTTTCTTCTTCAGCAACATTTGGGTATATTTTTATAAACTTTTCTATTATTTCATCAAAACAATTCATATCTATAAGGTCGATTATGCTATTATCAAAATTAGTATGGCAACTATTACCCCAAAAGCAAAGTTCAATCCAATTGTCTGGATGCGTAGCAACTGATGGAAATAATCTTTTTGGCAATATATGCGCTATACTATAATGAAATTTTTCATCATCTTTTTTTGATGATGGATTATTACAATTAGAGCATATCCCTTTCATTTCTTTTCTACGTTCCTTAAACCAATCCCACAACTGCTCTTTGTCTTCTTTTATATTTTCGTGCCTATATTTTATAATTCTATTAGCTGTATCTTCAAGTGTTGCGTGTTTTTTACATCTACTTTTGCTAAAATTATAATCATAACAACCACATTTAAGTTGCTTTTTCTTAACTATTATTGTGCTATATGTCATTTTGTTTGTTATTTGCTATATCGTTTAGTAATCTTGTTAATGGAATTAAAAACCCCTTGGAAGTATTATTATCGCCTCCATTTTTTAGAAATATACTTTGTTTAAAATAAACTCTGCAAACTTCTTTTAAAGCTTTAGTTGGCAATATTAATGAAGAGTCAAGTTCACTCATTCTGTAAATCCAATAGTCTGCAGTAGTAGTCGCTAGTCCACTTGGCTTATCTCTTGATTCATATTCAATAAATAAATTTCCTGTTTTATGTATTAACCTATCGTTTTTTACTTCAATAAGTTTACCATTAGAAAATAATTCATTTATCCAATCTTCAGCTTTTTCGCCAAAATTCAAATCATGCGTAAAACTAGATGAGTATTTCATTATTTAAAAGTTTGATTGTAGTATCTTTCTCCCCAAGTTGTTTTATCTTCAAATGCTGAATTACAAGCATCTATTATCTGCTCTTTTTCTTTTATAATTAAAGATTTAGAGTATTCAATAGTACCTTCTATTGCAGCACACGCTTGTAACATTTGTGCATCAGATAGTACTTTATATCTTAATTCTAAATCATCTAACATTAATTGCATTGCTGTTTTCATAGGTTATTTGTTTTAGCAAAGATAATTAATTTAATTAAAACACAAAATAATTTTAAAAAAAAGTTAAAAATATTTGGGGATATAAAAAATAAGACTATTTTTGTTCCTCAATAATCAAAAACAAATTTATGGAAATCAAAACTGAATTAAGACTCCACGAGAGAATTAAAGAGGCTTTAGATGGGCGTACACAAAGGTGGTTATCACTAAATGCTAAAATCCCAGAATCGGAATTATCACGAAAGATGCAAGGTAAATTATTATTTACCGATGCTGAAATAACTCGTATTAACGAGGCTTTGAAAACCGATTTTATTAACGATTAATTACAAAAAGATGGCTAAAAGATTTACCGATACTGAAAAGTGGAAGAAGCCCTTTATAAGGGGCTTACAAGGTGCTTATAAGCTCCTTTGGTTATATATCTGCGATGATTGCGACCACGCAGGTATTTGGCAAGTGGACATAGAGGTTGCAGCAATAAGAATTGGTGAAAAAATAGATTCAAAAGAAGCAATTAAAAGTTTTGATGAGAAAATTATAATTTTTGATAAAGGTAATAAGTGGTTTATACCATCTTTTTTAGAATTTCAGTACCCATCTGGTTTAAATCCCGACAATAGAGCGCACAATTCTGTAATCATATTGCTTGAAAAATATAATTTAAGAATATCTAAAGATAAGCCCCTTATAAGCCCCTCGGAAGGGTCTATGGATATGGATATGGTTAAGGATATGGATAAGGATAAAGTTAAAGGAGAAAAAAAAGTAAAATTTAAAGAAAATATTTTATTGACACAAAAAGAGCATTTACAACTTATTGCGGAATTTGGTGAAAATGTAAATGATTTTTATGAATATTTGTCAGCGTATAAAATAGAAAAGTCATACAAAACAAAATCAGATTACCTAACTATCAAGAGATGGGTCGTAGATGCTATTTTAAAGCAAAATAAGACAGCTTTTCCTAAGATTGGTAATAAGTATCAGAACGAATTAGAAACCGCTAGAAACGCCTTTAAACCAATATAAACGATGATTACCATTTTTAAGAACATTTTTTCCAAAGAACCAAATTACATTTCAGTTGAATCTGCGTTAAAAAGAATACAGCAGGGTAAAAGTAAAACAACCGTAGAGGAAATTAGAAAAACGATTGATAAAGAGAAAGCAAATAAGATAAAATTAAACCTTCCGTCTATTTGCTTTAGTGGAAAATTTGGAGCGGATAGAACCGATGTCCAATTAATTCAACATAGTGGTTTTGTTGTGCTTGATTTTGACAATATCTTTGAATTACGAGAAAAGCAAACTGAAATTATATCAAATCCATTTGTTTATGCTTGTTGGATTAGTCCTTCTGGAAATGGTTTAAAGGCATTGGTAAAAATAGCCAATGGGGCAAAACATAGAGAACACTTTCAAGCATTACAAGAAGTTTTTCCCGAAATTGACCGAAGTGGGATTAATGTAAGTCGGGTTTGTTACGAGAGTTATGATACTGAAATTTACATAAACGAAAATGCTGAAGTATTTAAGAAAATTAAGAAAACAGAGAAAGTTGTTGTTTATGAAAAGAATGATGATGATGAAAAGACATTTAAAAATATTGTTACTTGGCTTTCAAATAAAAACGAGGCTTTTGTAACAGGAGAAAGGAATAATTTTATATTTAAATTAGCATCCGCATGTTGCCGATTTGGTATTAATGAAATGACAGCTAATTCAATGATTCATAGTGAGTTTTTAACTAATTCGGAGTTTACAAAAAGCGAAGCAGATAGAGCAATTCGTTCTGCATACAAGGCAAATTCTGGTAATTTTGGTAGCGCATCTTTTGACAAAGAGATTTTAGTTGATAAAGTTTCTAGGAGAGAGGTTGAAGTTGAGAAGGCTGTATTTGATGAAGGGTTAAAGTTGAAGGATGTTATTTACGGAATTGATGTAAAGGAGCAAGCCTTAAAAATTTATGATGAAGGATATGCTAGGGTTGATGGCATTGGAGTTCCTGAATTAGATGAAAGATTTAAACCAAAGAGAGGGGAAATTACCGTACTTACAGGAATAGGAAACTATGGTAAATCTTCATTTAAAAAATGGTATCAAGCTATGAGGATAATGTTGTACGGAGAGAAGTTTGCTACATTTTCACCTGAAGATAATCCACCTGAAGAATACTACCACGACTTTGTTGAGATAATATTAGGATGTGATTGCAGTCCTGCAAATCCACATAGACCAAGTAAGCAGGTTTACGAATATGTTTACGATTTAGTTTGCCATCATGTGTTTTATGTTTATCCAAAAGATGTATCACCTACGCCTCAATACATAATGGAAGTGTTTTTAGAATTGATTGTTAAGGAGAATGTTGATGGAGTTGATATTGACCCTTTTAACCAATTGACAAATGAATATCAAAAGTTTCAAAGAAGTGATAAATATTTGGAGTGGGTGTTATCAGTGTTTTCAAGATTCTCTCAAATCAATAATATTTTCTTTTGGATTGTTGCGCATCCAACAAAAATGCAAAAAGCAGCAGATGGAAATTATCCATGTCCAGATGTATTTGATTTAACTGATGGAGCTATGTGGAATAATAAGATGGATAATATCCTTGTGTATCATAGACCTTTTGCTCAAACAGACCCTCAAAATCCGTCTTGTGAATTTCATAGTAAAAAAATTAGAAGGCAAAAGATTGTTGGTAAAAAAGGCTTTATTTTGTTCCAAATGTTTTTCCAAACTAGAAGATTTTTATTTAATGGATTGGATTCATTGCAGAAAATTATAAACGACAAAAATATAATTTTAAGACCAGATGTTGCAGTGCAAAAGACATTTGATAATTGGGTTCCTTATAAAGATGAAAATGGTGAAGAAGTAAATTTTTAATATAAAAAACAAAAACAATGATTAGAATTTCTGTAATCGGAAGGCTTGGGCAAGATGCTCAAGTAAACAATGTAAATGGTAAAAGTGTAATTAATTTCTCTGTAGCTTACAGCGAAAAGTTTAAAAACCAACAAGGGGAAGATACCGAAAGAACAACTTGGGTTTCTTGCGCTTATTGGACAGATAAACTCAATGTAGCAAACTATTTAAAGAAAGGAACGCTAGTTTATACAGAGGGTAAACCTGAAGCAAAGTCTTATCAAAACAATAAGACAAATGAAAATGTTCCTCAATTACATTGTAGAGTATCAACAATACAATTATTATCAAGTAGTAATAAAGAAGAAAACAATTTTTAATGTATATTCACGAATTAAACAACCCAATAGATGTTGAAACTCCCCTCGGATACGGAAAAGCAATCGCATGGATTGACTACGGCAGTGACACAAACACTGTTTGGAAAGTCATACTATACCACAACAGCATGGTGCGGAACTTTTACGACGACGACATACTTGTTTACCCCAATAAAATGGACGGCGGCGAATTAGATAAAGATTATTTCAAAAACAAAAAATAATGGCAAAACTAACCAATTCATCCAAAGTTACATTTGGAACAAAAAAATCAGGAAGAGCAAAAAAATCTTACAATAAAAGTAATCCAAGACCAAAGGCTTACCGAGGTCAAGGGCGTTAATTAATTAAAAAACACAAAAATTAAATTAAAAATGAAATTTAAACCATTAAACAAAAGGGTATTGGTAAAGCTTGACGAAGCAAAAATGCAAACAGATGCGGGAATCTATCTTCCGCAAACGGCTCAAAATGATTTTTCAACAGGCAAAGTAATTGCTGTTGGAACTGAAGCTGCGCTTGTTAAAGAAGGCGATAGAATAATGTTTGCCCATAGCGTAGGGGTCGATATTGAAGTAGATGGAGAGAAGTTGAGGTTAATACCAGACGAAAGTTATATTGACGCTGTGATTTAATTTAAAAAAATGCCTTCAAAATTTTTGGGGGCATTTTAATTTTTAATAAATAAAAAAGTCTAATTTTATGCCATATATGCAAGCACAACCGGTAAATCATATTTTTTTAAGTTTAACAAAACCTATTCAAGATACAATTAAAGTAGGTGATTTAGAGTTATATCTTGACGGGTCATATAGACCCGAATGGAACGCTACAGTAGTAGGTGAAATTTATGGATTGCCAAAAAATCCAAAGGGAGATAATTCTAAAGTTGTTTCTAAACTTAAAAATGGAGATAAGGTTTTATTTGATTATTCCGTAGTCGCAGAAAGAAAATTTGAATCAGATGGCGGAAGTTTTACGGAAATAACAAAAGATAGTCCTTATTATCAAAAGTTTACAAATGGCAAAGGAGAGAGATTGCTTATTGTAGCAATGCCGGGGAAGATAACTCATATTTGGGTAGGTACATTGCATGATAAAAGAGGTAATTTTGTTGACGGATGTCAAGGGTCTGAACATGATTTAAGTAGATGGAAGTCTCAATTTAGTTTTGGAGAAACGCAAAAGTTTTTATTTAAAAATTTAATTGACATAAACGACAAAGATGTTTGGAAAGCTGATTACAGAGATATATATGCCAAAATAGTTAAGGATGAGCTTATAACAGTTGGGGATAGAGTTATTTTAGAACCAATTGATGAAAACATACCAAAAGATGTAATTAAACAAATGGGTATTGTTGATACTATTGAAGCAAAAGTTAGATTAGGAGATAGAGCAAAAGTGTTATCAGCTCCAGATGATTCTAACTTAAAAAAAGGAGATATTATTGGTTTTGAACCACAATATCTTGAGAAATATGAATACGGAGATAAATCTTATTATTTAATAAAATCCCATAGAGCATTGGGAATTTGGGAGGAAAATTAATATGGCATATAATTTAAACGAGATATACAACTTTATGGTCTTCATTGTGCGTAAAGAAAGAGGTGTATTTGTTACAATACCTGAATTTGAGTCAACACTTGATAACGCACAAATAGAAGCTGTATCAGGTTGGTTTGAGCAGTATGGCGCAACGCAAAAGATTCATGACGCAATTAGAAAGCTTCGTTCACAAGTTCAATTTACTTCTGCATCAGACGGACAGGTTAATTTTGCTTCTGACTATTTGCATATGATTGGCGGCGCATATACCGTTACAGGTAGCAGTATAAATGCAGTAAGATTTGTAAACGAAGACGAAATAGCGTTAGCTTTAAAGAGCCAATTAAGACCTGTAAGCACATCGTTACCAATAGCAAAGGATACGGCAACCGGATTTCAAATATACCCGCAAGTTGCTCAAACTGGTTTTTATAATTACTTGAGAAGACCGTTAAAGCCTGTTTATGGATATACTCAAGCACCCGGTTCTAGAACATTAACATATGACAACGCTACAAGTACACAATTAGAATTTACGGATGTTTATATTAATAATATTATTTCAATAGCATTAAAGTTTTGGGGCATCAATATGGCTGAACAGGATATACAGGCATTTGCACAAAATCAAACGCAAGAAACTAAATAAAAATGGCTAATAGCACTAAATACCTTTTGGCTGAACAAGTACAAACCCGACTAGCCGGCGGATTCAGGGACGCAAGTCAACCTGTACAAAATGTAGATATAGTTAAAGCGATAGAGCAGATTATCAACTCTATGTTTCAAATGCAGTATTACAATGCTACATTGCCAACAGGAGAAACTATTCCAGATAATTTAATGATAGCTTTTTATGAAAATATACCTGTAACAACTCTTGGTGATAAATCGCAAGCCGAGTTGCCAATTATCCCAATTTCTTTACCAAGAAATATGGGTGTTTATAGGGTTACAGACGATAAAGATAATGATTTTATTCCTGTCCCATTAGGGCAAGGAGCATTGTTGAGGGCTGATAAATTATTGAATGATTTGCTTGGTAATGTTTGGTTTGAAATAAGAAAAAATGTTGTTATTTTTTCAAAAGATATTTTATTGCTTGGCATTGATACGGTAAATATGTATTTGATTGTAATGGATATATCATTGTATTCAAACACTGACCCATTGCCAATACCTGCAAGTATGGAAGAGGAAATTGTAGAGAAGGCGTTTGCTAAATTTGCTACAGTTATTCCGGAAACAGGTTTAGTTAACAATTATAGTTCAGCAACACAAAAAATTAATTAGAAATGACCACAGCAAGTTTAGATTATATAGTTAAGAATTTCCTTTTAAAAAAAGGATATCCATTGCATTGGTATATGCAATTTATGGTTTACGCATCAGACTGTCTTCGTGATATAACATTTGATGATTTGCGTGTTATAAATACAAAAATACTTCCTGTTAATCAGGCTATTAATACAGCAGAATTACCAGAAGATTATCAAGATTATGTAAATGTCAGCGTTATGGTTGGACAAAGAATACGACCATTAGTGCCTACTTTAACATTAAATCCATTAACAAGTTTAGATACAAATAGCAATTTTAACCCACAAGATTGGACAGATAACTTAACGCCTCCGGATTCAAACAACGGACAAGCTCAATTGTATTATGGCGCATTGCCGTATGCTCAATGGTTTACGGTTCATTATAATGATTTTGGTGAAAATATTGGTAGATTTTTTGGTTTAGGTGCAGGGTATCAAGAAGATACTTTTCAAGTTTTTAAAGAAAGAAATCAAATTCAAATAGACCAAAAATTATATGTTGAAAATGTAGTATTGCAATATATTTCAGATGGTCAGTCAGCAGATGCTGCAACATTAGTAGACCCATATGCAATAAAAACAATTCAAGCTTATATTGATTCTCAATTAAAAGCTCATAATAGAAATTATAATATGGGTGAAAAGCAATTAGCTCAAAATGAATACATTCGTGAAAGAAAGATATTGAGAGCAAGAAAAGCTGATTGGAGTGTTGAGAAAATTAAAAGAATTGTACAAAAGAATACAATGGCAGCGCCTAAATCATAATAGAAATGTTAAGAGATAAAAAATTATTTACCGGCGGAACAAATCAAGATGACTCATTGCATTTATTGGATAATGCTCAATACTTGAGGCTAATGAACGGGCGTGTTGGTATTACTCAATATGGTAAAAATTATCGAGTAGAAGGCGTACCCGGAACTACCTCTATAACGCAGTCAGTATATCCTCCTTATGGAACAAATATATGTATAGGAAGTTGTGTTGACATTGAAGGTCAAAGATTGCTTTGGTTTGTATATAATACATTTGATGACCACGGAATTTATGCATTTGATTTTGCAACTTCTACAACATATGCTGTATTGTATGATAGTCAGGTTCAGGGCGGATTGAATTTTAATAAAAATCATAGAATTGACAAAAATTGTAAGGTTAATCAAGGTTTACTTTATTGGACAGATAATTATAATGAGCCTAAAAAAATTAATATTGATAGTGGTATAAAATTAAATTACCCAGCATATGTTACAGATGCCAGAGCTTATACAAGCTTAACCGATTCTTATGAGATTATGTTAATAAGAAGACCCCCGGTGTACGCCCCTTCAATAGTAAAACAATACGACAATCAGTTTATAAATAATTTTATAGCAAATCGTTCTTGGTTATTTGCGTGGCAATATGTTTATTTTGATGGAGAAGAAAGCGTTCTTGGTGAATATTCAGTTGCTTCTATGTTAAATCTAGTAGAGTTGGGTGTGCCAGAGTTGTATAATCATATATATTGTACCCTAAATTTATTAGAAAAAATACCACAAACTGCAAGAATAATAAGACTTATTGCTAAAGATGAACTTACTAATTCTGCAAATGTAATTAAGACATTTGATAAATTAGTAAACGAACAACCATTCATAGCTCATAACAGCGGAGCAACACAGCTTTCTTTTGATTATTACGGAGATGTAACAGGAGCTACTATTCCTACTTCAATTGCTTCAAAGCCATTTGATAGCGTTCCCTTACTTTCAACTACAATGGAAAGCGCAACAAATAGAATGTTTTTGGCTAATAACCTATCCGGTTATGACACTCCAACTACAACATCGTTAGCTGTAACTCAAACAACAGCAATAGCCGGTGCTAATAAAAGATTTTTTAAAAGCGAATCTTCTTATCAATTGGGTGTTGCTTTTTATGATAAAGCAAGAAGAAAATGCGGTGTTGTAACTAAAAATGATAATATTACCACTACTCCTCCAAAAGTGTTTACTCCAAATAGTAATTTTAATGTAATTCCTATAATAGCAAATTACGACTTTGCTGTTGACAATAACTTTGAATTTGATGTTGTGCAATTGGGTAATTTTACCGCAAGCGGCGGCGCGCCCGGAAATGGAACTTCATTTACAGCTACATCCTCTTTTACTGCTGATATGTCTGTAAATATAATTGGTAATGTAACAGCATTATCGCCCGGATTTACAGTGTTTAGAATAAGAATAATTAAAAATTATGGTTTACCGGCTATTGCAGAACAATTTTTTGATACAGCATCAATGGGATTGCCATATTATTTTAATTCTACCTTGACTTTAAACAATTATGCTATAACAATTGGTGATGTATTCCAAGTTCAATTTATAAGCGCGGGTATTTGCGAATTGGAATGTTATGGTGGCTCACCTTTTACAATAGCATCAGCTAGTACCGCATCAAGCAATGTATTAACACTTAATTGGGCATTAAATAATAACAATACGTTAAATGAAATACCTAGTTGGGCTTATTATTATTCTATTTTAAGAACAGGAAATTTAAAAACAAGATATTTTATAGATTCTTACAGTAGCACTAATAAATATGCATCTAAAAATGTAACTGTTACATCTCCAAATTTTGCTACTTATACTTATTCGGATACTTGGAACGCTACTACAACAAATGCAATTGCGATAGATACAACTATATTGTTACAATCGGGATTAGGTTATAATTATACAGAAGGGGATGTATGCGTGCTTATTAATAGTAGCAGTGTAAGATACGAGTTGCCAGTCATAGGTCAAGATGGAGCGTATATATTATTAAAATCAACCTATTTAGTAAACTCATTACTAAATATTCCGTACATATACGAAATATATACTCCATACATAAGGGGAGAAAATGAACCTTTTTACGAAGTTGGTAATGCATACCCAATAACAAATGCAGGAACCGTTAATAGGCAATATTCTACATTATCTGGTAGTTTAATAGGGGATGTTTTTGTATTTCAAAGACAATTTAATTCTTCCGTATATTACTATGTAGAAGCAATGTCGCCAAATGACCTTTTTTATAAAAATTGGTTTACAGACGAGGGGTTTGTTAATTTTGTTATTTTATTAGGGCAAAATAGAAACGAACATGAGATTAGATATTCTAATGTGTTTACAGCCGGAACTGAAAATAATGGGTTGAGTACATTTGAGGCTTTAAATTATAAAACAATTCCATTAGGTACAGGTAGCATACAAAAGCTACAATTAGCATCAAAAACAACAGAGCAGGGTGTTATAATGTTATCAATTGGCTCTTTCCAAACTGCATCATGCTACTTGGGTGAAGTTCAATTAGTTGGTTCTTCTTCTAATTCGTCTTTAGTTCAAGATGTTGCTGTAATAGGTACGGTCAATGTATTGAAAGGAATGTTTGGAACTACTGCTCCCGAAACGGTGGTAGAATATTTAGGAGTAATATTTTGGTATGATTTGAATAACGGAACTATTGTTCAGTATAGCTCAAATGGGCTATTCCCAGTAAGCTCTTATAAGCAAGAGAAATTGTTTAAGAATTATGCAAAAGGATATTTAGCAGCAAGCGAGGGTAATTTAGATAATATCAATGGATTTCATCATATACCAACATATGTTGACCCTTACCACAAAGAGCTTGGCGTAACATTGCCCGGCTTGATTTATGAAAACTATGCCGACACACTGCCTAGTTACTCTTCGGTGCCATCTTACGCTTCTTCTATTATCAATAGATTTGATATGTCTGACGGGTTGGCTAAAACAGTAACTTTTAATATTCAAGAAAACAAATGGGTAAGTGATTATCAATTCATTGCAGAACAATACGACTATTTTGACAATAGAATGTTTGGATGGAAAAATGGCGCTTTATATGAATTTAATACAAATAGCTCTACATGGAACACTTGGTTTGGACAACAATACCCTGTAAGAATATGTTGGGTTTTAAATAAACCGTTGAGCGGATTAAAAGATATGGCTGAAATTGTAATAGAAGGCAGTCAAGCGCCTAATTTTACGGTTATTTACACGACATTGCCAAATACTCAAATTACTGATTTAACAAGTTCTGATTTTATAAATCAAGAAGGTATTTTGTATGCTAGAATATTGAGGGATAGGTTGTCGCCAAATACAACAGGAACGGCTGACCAAAAACTTAATACCGGAGATGTTGTGCTTTCTCAAATACCTCAAATTATGACCGAATTTCAATCTTACGAATCAATAATTTATGTTAATTTTGTTGATGTAGGGTTTAATTTATCAAGAGGGCAAAATTTTATTCTAGGAAATCAATAAATTGTTTAATTTTAAATAAAAAATTATGTCATTCATAGGAGCAGGAGCAATACTAGGTGGCGTTGGAGCATTAGGTAAATCAATATATGGTATTACCCAAATGAGCAAGGCTAATAAAATCAACCCGGAGTGGGCTAAATATGAAAAAAATCCATTAGCAGAGCAAAACTTAGGAGCAGTAAGAAATTTGTTTTATGGTAGAAATCGCGCGTTTACACAAGCGCAAGCTAACATTGGGCAAGCTCAAGCAAACCAAATAGCTAACGCTCAACGAAATGCAACCGATTCTGCTACCTTGTTAGCTACAGGAGCGGGCGCAGCTGGGCAAGCTGAACTTGCTTTTTCTAATTTAGCTGGTCAAGAACAACAACAACAAGCAGGCGTTTTGGATAATTTAAGTAGAGCTTACGCAATGTCTATTAACGAGGGGGATAAAGTGCAGGCAAATAAATTAATGAAATATCAACTTGACGCTCAAGCTCAATCGGCATTAAGAGAATCCGGCATGGGTAATATATTTGGCGGCGTTAGTGATATTGCTGGCGGGTTAATGCAGTATGGCAATTATAAGAATATAGCAGACGCTTTAAAAAAATAAATATGGCAGAGAATTTAGGTAGTTACGCAGTAAATCTTCCAAAAATATTTCAATCGCCGGGAGAAGCTTTGCAGTCCGCAACAGGAACGGCAGAAAGATTATTGCAAATGAAACAAGCCGAAGATGCTAGAAGTCAAGCGGCGGCAGAAAGGAAAGCCAAAGAACTAGAGGGTGATAGATTAAGGGGTATGGCGATAATTGAGTCTGGGGTTAAATTAGATAAATTACCTCCTGATGAACAAGCTTATCTTGTAGGGCAAGAAGCTGTGTCTAAATTAAAATCTAATTTAATGACACAATTAAATAATAAAACAATTGACCCTATTGCATTGCAAATTCAAGTAGATAATGGAATGAAGGGCATTACAAATGCATCAAATACATTTATTTTAGAGCATAATCAAGCTGATGAAATTGCAAATCAAATTGCAAGAGATAATCCTTCAGTAGATATAGCATCACTTAAAAAAGATTTAAGAGATGATGTTAGAAATAGAAGAATTGCACAAGGGCAGTTTGTTGACCCTACTCAAGTGCAACCATCTTCTCTTATATCTCAAGTAACAAATCCGGAAAATTTATCAAAATACATTACAGAATATAACGCCTTGGATAAGGTCATGAGTAGTAAGCAGTCTAGTACGCCTATTAGGGCTAAACTTGGGACGCCTCAAGAGCATACTATTTATGGAGGGCAAGTTGGATTTTGGGCTAAACCAACATTTGAAACAGACCCTATGGGTTTTATAAAAAAAGGTGGAAAAACTCCATCTATGACAAATACCGGTACAGAAATAGCAAATGAGCCATTGCCCGCTAATTCATTAAAAGGAGTTGATAAACCATTAGATATGGTTCCAGAGGGTGTGTATCAAAAATTTACAACTGATGGCGGTAATCAAGCTAAATCTGAAATTTCCGCATTGGCGCAAAAGCAATTCCCAACTTATAAAAATTTTACTCCACAAGAGAAAGAATTTGCTAATAGAAATGCTTTATATAATTATTTGAAAAATAAAGATAGAGATGGCTTTGCAGGAATAGGCGAAGTTGGATATAATCCTCCTCCATCATATGCTGGTCAAAAACCAACAGAAGGAGAGAGGAAGGCAGCTAAAATTGGGGAATATTTAGATACATTTACAAATGCTATTAAATCTAGTGATGTAGATAATATAAAGGCTTTAGCTGGTAAGCTTTATGGTTTAGGTGGCGGCAAATCAAAATTTTCAAAAATAGAAGTATATAAAAGACCTGATGGTACAGTTACTGGAGTGCAATTAAAATATATAGATAGCAAAGGCAAAATGGCAGGCGGCGATATTATTAAAGCAGATGACCCATATTTGAGAGATAAGCTTCAAGGTTCTTATCAGCAAATATCAGGTAGTGAAAGCGCAGCCGAAATTGAAAATTTACCGAAATCGGGGGAAAAAACAAAGCCAAAACCATCTGCGAATAATAAAATTACCGTAATTTTAAATGGTGAAGAAGGTGTTATAGATGCATCTCAATGGGAAGCTTTTAGAAAGAAATATCCAACAGCAAAAAGAAAATAAAAATGCCAGAAGAACAAAATAATCCGTTTGCAGAATTTGGTGGTGAAGTAATAAAAAAGAAAACAAATCCGTTTGCTGAATTTGGCGGCGAATTAAAAAAAAAAGACCAACCTACACGTTCAGGATATTCGGTTACACCATTACCATCTCAAGATAAATTTGATATAGGAGAAGAAGTGGCTACTATTGGATATAAAAGTCCAATAGGTAAAGCTATTCAGAAAGATAAGATAAAGGGTAGTAATATAGCGGGAGTATATAATACATTGGTTGGAAGTTTATCGTCAATTATAGGAGGCGGTGTTTATATGGCTGATATACTTGGCGCTCAACCTTATATGCCATTAAGCGTTAGAATTGCTAATGCAGATGCAGATAGAAAGAAAGCTGTTAGTTTCATAGAGCAAGCAAGAATAGAAAAAGGCTTTCCATTAATAACCCCCGGCGGAGTAGATTGGATTAGCTCAAGCAAAGAATTTGAACAGCAACAAGGTGAATTTGACATTACTCCAAAAGATGGTGGAGGTTTATTTAGTGGAGTAGATTTTGAAGATGTTAGAGGGTTAGCTTTTCAAGCGCCTAAAACACTAGTAGAAATGGCTGCCGGCGGCTTGTCTGGTGGTTTGACATTTGCCCAACAATCAATTAATGATAATGCAAAAGAATTAGAAGAAAGCGGAGCCGGTAATAAATTAACTGATGTTCAAAAAGTAGGATATTTATTTACTCAAGCGGCAGCTCAAGCAGCTCTTGAAAAATTTTCTATAGATAAAATATTAAAAAATACAGGTTTAGCTAAAAGTATAGAAAAGAAAATTACCGCAGAGGTTATTGAGGGGTTTGCTCAAAAAGGCATAAAAGCTACTGCAAAAGAGATTCAGGATGAGATGGTTAAAAAAGCAGCTAAACTATCTACCAAATTAAAAAATGTAGGTATAAAAGGAGTAGAAAGTGCTTTTGTAGAAGGAAGTACAGAGGGGATTCAGCAAGCCGCTTCCGATGCTATAAAAGTAGCAACTAATAAAATAGCGAAAAATGAAGTTTTTGATGAGGAGGATATAAATAAAAATTTTTGGAAAAATGTTGTAAATAATACTGTTATGGGCGCTGCAATGGGAGGGGTAGCAGGCGCAGGGTTACAAGGTTTAGGTAGTACAGATAAAGCAATTAGACAAGAAATTGCAAATGAAACTGATTTGCAAAATATACAAGAGCAAATAAGCAAGCAGGTAGAAGAAGGTAATTTAACCCCGGAAGATGCAGAAGCGGCAAATATCACAGCACAACAATACGCAGAAATTGCAGGGAAGATTCCTACAACAGTATCGAAAGAAGATAAGTATAAAATTATAGGTGGTATTTCTCAAAGAAATAGCTTACAACAAGATTTGCAAAAAGCTCGTGAAGAGATGATGGATGTTGACCCTATATTTAGAAAAGAAAAGCAAGACCAAATTGATTTAATACAAGCTAAAATAGATGAAACAGGTGATTATTTAGAAGGTCTTGCAACAGGAAAGAAGCCAAGATACATTAAAAGAGATGGTAGAAAAGGAGAAGAAACTACCTATTATAAAGTTGATGAAAATGGAGATAGTACTCCAATAAGTCAAGCTCGTTATGATTTAGCCAAAGCAATTAAAAAAGAAGATAGCAGAAAAAAAGCTCCTATTGATGAAAACAGACGCAGAAGAGTAGAGCAATTTGATATATTATATGGTGTAAAATCAAACAATCCAGAATTTGATTTTCCTAATTCATTTGAAGAGTTTAATAAGAAAATAGATAGCGACCCTAACTATTTATCTGATTTATACAAGAGAGCAAAAAAGTACAAAGAAACAGGAGAAATTGCCGAAGATGAAATGGGTACAGAAGCATCTTTTATAGAAGCTATAAATCCGCCTGTAGAAAAAGATATTACAATAGGTGAGGTTGTAGATAAAAAGGGTACATACAAAAACGAAAAAGGAACTTTCTTGCAAGAAGGGGATAATATCGTATTTAAGAATGAAGCTTCAGGAGAAAAGTATGAAGTAGGTAAGGCGGCTGAAATACAAGAGAAACCAGCATCTGAATTTGACATTAAATATGATGAATCTTTAGTTGCAATTGACGATAAAGGCAATATAAGTGTAAGAGAAAAACCTTACATAAACAGATACTCAAATCCATTAAAGGCTATTAATAAGGATGAAAATGGAAATATAGTTTCCGTTAATTTAGAAACAGCTGATGGTAAAAAGAGAACATTTAAGGGAAGTATAGCTGAAGATATAGCTTATCAAATAAACTTAAAAGAGAAAAGCAAAGAAGCGCCTAAAGTTGAACCTAAAGCTGAACAAGTTATTGAAAAGCCTGCTCAAGTAGTTAAGCCGGTTAAACCAGTTGTTGAAGTAAAAGAAGAAATTGAAGAAGAAATTGAGCCGGTTGAAGTAAAGGAAAAGCCTAAAACTAAAGTTGAAGAAATTAAAACTAAAATAAAATCTAAATTAGAAAGTTTTAAAGAAAGGTTTGCTCCTGTAAAGAAAACATCTACTCAAGGTGAAAAAATTGCTGAAGCTAAAGATGTTTATAAGAAATTAAAAGAAATGGATGCTGCTACTGATGCAGAGCAAATTGGATTAAGATATTTAGCAGATGGAGGTACGGTTAGTCAGGCTGCAATTAATGAAATTGCGGGCAGTACTGCTACCAATAGGGCTACATTAAACACCGGAAGAAAAGTTAAGACAAAATCAGAGGAAGCTAAAGCTAGAGATTATGTTGCGGGTGATGAATCTTTAGATGATTTGGCGCATAGATTATGGGAAGCAAACAAGCAAAGAGTTCCTGAAGATAAAATAAAGGAAGCTTTAATGGAAGAGATTGGAAATAACAATACAAAATTTGATGCAGCTAAAGCTTATTTAGAAAGATATAGTCCTGAATATACTCAACAATCATATGAGGACAGAATGAGCGAGCAAATGCAAGCTGAAGAAGAAGAGTTTAGAAGAAAATTAGAAGAAGAAGGATTGGAAGAAGCTCCATTTGCTGTTAGAGAAACAACTACAGAAGATGTAGAAGCAATGCAAGAAATTGTAGCTGATTATGTAAAAGATGGAGTTACAGCATTGGATGACATTAAAAGAGAAATAGCAAAAGAATTAGGATACAACACAAAGGCATTAAGACAAATTGTTGAAGATGCTTATAATAGATATACTACAACAACAGAGGTTGCCCCTTCAGAGGTTTTAGGCGCTATTACGGATAGGATTGGCAATAAGATGAAGCAGATGTTTGGTAAGGCAGCTCAAGCGCCGGTTATACTTGATGATGCTAATTCTATGCTTGATAAGGCAGCTGAATTTGGGGCAAGTGGTGATGTTATAGAATTCCAAAAAGAACAAGCAAAACAACGAAAAGGCGCATCCGTATCAGATAAAACTGCTATGAATGATTTAAGGTCAAAGACAGAAGATAAAGCTAAAATTAGCATTATTGATGCAGCTGAAAAAATGATAACAACCTTAAAGTCGGTGTTGCCTAATTTTGATATTGTAATACATGGTAGCAATGAAAGTTATAACGCAGCCATGAAAGATGCTAAAGGACAATTATTTGGGGCAGGCAACTTTAGCTATTCTAAAAAGAAAGGTGAATATTCAGGTCGTATTGATATTAATTTAAACAAAGCGAATAATAGAACAGTAGCGCACGAAATAGCTCATGGAGTTATGTTAAAGGCATTTGGTGACAATCCCAAATTGTTTAAAGAATTTAAGGAGAAAATATCATCTGTATTGAATGAAAGCGCTAATCAAACATTAATTGATTTTGCTGATAGGGCTACTTATGCAAAAAATGATACTTACGAGGAGTATTTAGCAGAATTAATAGCTATGTTAGCTGAACAGGAAACTAAATTATCTACAAGTACATTCCAAAAAATTGCTGCTATTATAAATGATATAATAGAAAAGATAACAAATGGCGCATTTAAACCATTTGAAAATATTAAAAGCACAAAGCAGGTTGTTGACTTTTTTAATGACATATCAGAGTCTATTCGCAAAGGAGAGGCAATAAATATTGAAAACATTAAAACCGCAGAAGAATTAAAAAAGCAGGCTAAATTAGAATTAGAAGATTTTGAAAGAATTGCCACAGAAAGCATTGCAGATATTGCTCGTATCTTTGGTATGGATTTGGGTAGCCCGGTAACTTCAAAAGCTCAATCTCCTGTTCAAGAGCTTCCTCGACCTGTTGTTAATGGATTTGATATTTTAAAGAAAAAATTTGGCGAAACAGCAGCTAAAACAATAAGAAGTAAAATACCTATTGCATTAGATTATCCTACCGAATTTGTTGATTTTATAACAGCAAAAATACCAATAAAGGAAGATGTTTCATTTATTGTAGATAAAATGGGCGATAATTTGGATGGTTTATTTAGAATAGCGATTCAAAAGAATTCTGACGCCGCAGATGCAAAGGGTAAAACTCCAGAAGAATTATCAAAAGAAGCGGGATATGTGTTTCATAGACCAAGTACGGCTGACGATATATTGGTATTTAAAAAGGATTTTAAAAATGCAGAATTATTATGCACATATAATAATGTTGAAGGCAGAGCGCGTAAGAATTTTATATTTTGGTTAAGAAGGAATGAGGCAGAAACAGTATTGCATGCAAACGAAGTAACGCAAGCATATTTAAAAGAAGAATCAGAGGGTGCTATTTTATGGCGTAATTATTTAGATAAAAAAGGTTTAAAAAAAGAAGATGGCTCATATGATTTATTAAATGTAGAACCAAAAAGAGAAGACCCTTATGGAACATCTTCAATGAGCGTTCAAATAGGAAGAACTGGCGACGACCTTTCGGTTGGAGCAATTTCAATAAAAAATAGATATAACCATACCGTATCATCTCCAGATAATACATTTGATAATGAATTAGATAATATAATAAAAGGACTTGAAAAAGCTATATATGGCATAGAAGGGGTTCCTGAAAAAAGAAAAGCAAGTGGACGCGCATCACTTCCTGATTACATACAAAAAGACAATCAAGGTAGATTATTTAAATATGACCAAGAGATTAATGGTGTTTATATTAGCAAAAATGGATACTATGATGGGAATTTGCATATAATAGATAAGTCTACGCAAAAAATTGTTGACGATTATTTAATTGATTCAAAAAATAAGACTGCAACTTCTGTAGCAAATAACAGAAATCTGATAACGCTGGGTGATATTAATAAAATTTCTTTTGACAAGAATACTGTAAAAATTCAATCAGATAAAGGTTCCTTAATTCTTGAGCTTGTTGATGGGGTGCTTGATAAAATAAGTGGCGATATTACAAGGGTAGAGAATTCATTCATGTTTTACAATAAATCTTTGACTAGTATTGATTTGCCATCGGTTAAATCTATTGGTAATGATTTTCTTTATTTAAATGAAACCTTAAGAAGCGTTAATTTGCCATTAGTTGAACGTATTGGCGATGAGTTTCTTTACCGTAATCTTTCTTTAGAAAGTATTGATTTGCCATTAGTTAGTGTTATTGGTGGTCAATTTATTAGTAGAAATGAATCATCTTTAAAAAATGTTAATCTACCTTCTGCTGTAATTATTGGCGATGAGTTTCTTAAATATAATGAATCTTTAGAAAATCTTAATTTGCCATCTGCGCAAATGATTGGTTATAATTTTCTTTATAACAATGAATATTTAACAAGTGTCAATTTGCCAAATATTGCGGCTATTGGCGAAAGCTTTATGCGAAGAAATCAATCTTTAAAAAATATTGATTTCCCGTTACTTAAAAAAGTTCAGTCAAATTTTTTATCTAGAAATGAAAATATAGAAGAAGTTAATCTTCCATTAGCAACTGAAATTGGCTCTGGTTTTTTAACTAATAATAAATATTTAAAAAAAATAAATTTACCATTAGTAAAATCAATTGAAAGTGAATTCCTTCCTCTAAACAATCTTTTAGAAGAAATTAATTTGCCTTTGGTGGAAAAAATAGGTTCTGAATTTCTTCTTTACAACGAGTCTTTAACAACAATAAGTTTACCGTCTGTTAAAAATATTGGCAGTAAATTTATGCAATCTAGCGTTTTAACTAGTATTGATTTGCCATTAGTGGAAAGCATTGACCGCGAGTTTCTTTATGATAATCGCAGGTTAGAAAGTATTAGCTTGCCCTCTGTTGAAATAATAGGCGCTGATTTTTTGTATAGAAATCAATACATAACAAATGTTGAATTGCCTTTGCTAAAATATGCAGGCAACAGATTTTTAAGTAGTGCTAAAGATTTAACAAATATAAAATTACCATCTATTAAAACAATTGGTGATAAATTTCTTTATTTAAACAAATCATTAACTAATATTGATTTGCCTTTGGTTGAAACAATTGGGGAGGAGTTTTTATATGGTAATGAATCTATATCAAATATAAATTTACCGTTAGTTAAAATAATTGGAAGTGATTTTCTTCATAATAATCAATCTTTAACAAGTTTAGATTTGCCTTTAGTTGAAGGCGTTGGGTATAATTTTATTTTTGAAAATAAATCTTTAGCAAAAGTTAATCTTCCATCTGTTATATACATTCGAAGTTCATTTCTTAAATACAATGAAGCATTAACTAGCATTGATTTACCATTAGCTGAATCTATCGGGAATCAATTTCTTTTTTTTAATGAATCTTTAGAAAGTGTTAATTTGCCAAATGTTGTGCTTGTTGGAGCTGATTTTCTTTATAGTAATGAATCTTTTTTAGAAACTCTTAAATTACCAAATGTTATAAAAATAGGTAGTGATTTTCTTCATTATAATAATTCTTTAACAACTCTTGAATTGCCAAAAGTTGAAAATATAGATGATGATTTTCTTTTTAATAATATGTCTTTAGAAAATTTAGAATTGCCATCTATTAAAATTTTAAGCCCCAACGGATTTCTTCCTAAAAATAAAGTTTTAGCTGATAAGGTTTTAGCAAGCATAGAGTCGACTGAAGTAAGGTCAAAAGCGCAAATGCCAATGTTTATGGCTAATCAAAATGGCGAAGATATATTAGGATTTTCTTATGACAATAGAATGTATTTAAACAAAGAAAAACTTAATCCTAATACCATAATACATGAAGCAGGTCATATTTGGACAGAGTGGGTTAAGAACAATGATACTAAATTGTATGATAAGGGCATGGAATTGGTTGAAAAGTCACCATACTTGCAAAAAGCGAAGAATAGTAAATTTTACCAAGAACAAGCAGATAAATTAGCTACAGAAGAGCAAAGAGAGGCTTACTTTAAACACGAAGCATTAGCTATGGCTATTGGTGATAAGGGAGCGCAATTTGTATTAGAGAGCAAAAAAGAATCATTCCAAGATTGGTTAAAAACTTTATGGACTAAAATAAAGAACTTAACAGGATTTAAAGATTTGACAGCAGAAGAGTTCCAAAACTTGACTTTTGAGCAATTTTCTAAAATGGCTGTTAAAGAAATTTTAGGAACAGAAGGTGCAGTTGACAAGTTAAATTCAATAAAGAGTTTTAGAAATAAAAAGAAATTTATAAAAGACAACTTAAAATACGAATCAAATAAGAATGCAATAGACGAACTTGATTTTACAGAAGAAGATTTCATTGAAATCGCAAAGTCAAACTTTGATTTATCAACCTTTAAAAATATAAAAGATGCCGTACAAAAGCGAAGCACAAAGAAAGTACTTCAACCAAAACAAGGAGAAGATGGAGAAACAAGGGGTGGACGTAGACGAGTGGAACCAAGAGTCGAAGGGGAAAGAATTACCGATGAAGAAGGCGAAGCCACACAGCCCAAAGGTATTACGCAAATCCCAGAAGAAATTCAAGGTGTAGGATTAGAAAATCAAGATATAGATTATGTCCGCATAACAAAAGCGGAATTAAGCAAATTAAGAGAAAGTCTTGGACTACCTGCGTATAAAGGATTGCCTATTGAGAATCGTGAAATGTTAAGAGAAGCAGCTCAAGAAATGATTAAGAAAGGCGTAAGTGTTGAATCTTTATACGATAAAATTAGAAGAGGAGATGCTTTGTCTAATTACGAAAATGCATTTATGGCTGAATACAGGGCTGCATTAGATTTGGAATTAAAAAATAATCCTTCTCAAGAGCTATTAAAAAAGATTGCAGAATTTGCTGACATATTCCAACAGGGAGCATCTTTAGCAGGTAAGGCATTAGAAAGTTTAAAAATAATGAAGAAGCTCAATGAAGCTAATACATTATCAAACTTTTTATTGACTAGGCAAGAAGATAAAGGGTTTCCGTTGACTCCTAAAATGATGGTGGAAGAAACTGCCAAATTTGAAAAAGTACAAAAAGCGAAAAAGGAGTTAAAAGAATCTGTTGAAAATGATATTGAAAACCAAATTAAAACAGAAGCTGAAAACGAGTTAAAAAAAGAAGGGAAAGCAAAAGTTAAAAAATCTCACGAAGAATTTGTAAAAGAAAGAAAAGCTGCGTTGGCGGCTGCAAGAGAGGCTGTAAAAAAAGTCAGCAAAGGTGATGGTGGGTTAATGGTTTCTGCGCCGTATTTGCCTCAATTAATTGCAGTAGCTCCACATATGAATAAATATGTTAAAAGCTTATTTGCTGAAGGCGTTTCTAAATTAGATGATATTGTTACTGAAGTGCATAAAGAGTTTTCTGAACTAGTTGAGGGATTAACAAAAAGAGATGTATTGGATGTAATTGCCGGTAAATATAATCTTAAAAAAAGAACGTCTGATGAAATAAACGCAGGATTAAGATTATTGCGCAGAGAGGCTGAATTATTGGCATTATTAGAAAAAGCTAGGTTGGGAGAAGAAGAGGTTAAATCTGAAAGCCAAATGGCAGAAAAGGGCAAAAGAGTGCAAGAGTTAGAAAGAAAGGTAAAAGAAGTTAAAGCACTAAATAAAGCTAAAGAATTAGCAGAAGAGGGTGTTGAAGAAAAATCTCCGACCATTGGCAAAGACGGAGTGACCGATGCTGATTATAATCAAAAAAGACAAAAATATTTAGATAGAAAAATTAAAAAATTAGAAGACGATTTAAAAAATAAAAATTACGATAAAGAGGCAAAAGAAACTATAAAATATAAAGTTTCTGATAAAACCAAAAAAATGACAGATAGGGTAATTGAACTTGAAAAAGCCATTGCCCTAGATAGATATAAAGACCAGACTAATAAATTAAGCAAATGGGAAAAAGCTTGGGATAAAATTCAAAGCGTATTGGGAGTGAGAAGGATTGTTCAAACTGCCGTGGATGCTTCTATTTGGTTTAGGCAATTGGCAAAATTAACATTGAACCCTAGAAAATGGGATATTGCAAGGAAATTTATATTTGCCGGAGCGCAATCTGTATTTAGTCAAAAGAACTACGATAGATTAATGTACGGAATACATCAAGCACCTGATTTTGAAGAGTCAGTAAAAGATGGCATTAGGTACAATGAGCTAGATAGTATTGACCCTAAAAAGCAAAACGAAATGTTCCCTAAAAGTTTTGTATTTAAAATACCTATTTTAAGGGAATTGATAACTGCATCACAAAGAATAGCGGATGCATCTTTAAATGTCGCTAGATATGAATTGTATAATAAATACAAAAAAGAGTTATTAAGAAAAGGAATAACTAGAGAAAGCGACCCTAATGAATACGAGCAAATGGCTAAACTTGTGATGAATAGTACAGGTAGTGGGAATATGCTTGAAATTTTAGAGTCAAGAAAAGCGGAAAAAGTTATGGGTTCTTTATTTTATGGAGCTAGATTAATGGCTGCAAATATGAACACCCTGAATCCGGCTTATTATGTTAGGATGCCTAAAGAAGTTAGAAAAATGGCAATGAAGGATTTGGCATCATATACAACTACCGTAATAGCTACAACATTAGCTTTTGCAGCAGCAGGTGGTGCTGTATCAATGGACCCAGACGAACCCGAATTCTTGCAAGTTAGATTTAATGGTAAAGTTTATGATTTTACAGCAGGGCAAGCCGCTTATATTAGAACATTCTTAAGATGGGTTGAATTTGGTTATGCTAGAGCCGCTAAAAGCAAATTTGAAGCTAATGAAGCAGGAGCTTTTGCTTGGAGGTCAACTTTAAGCTTTTTTAGAAATAAATTAGCCCCAAATAATGCCTATTTAATAAGTGCGGCTACAGGTAAGAATTCCATAGGTCAAGATTTTGACCCAATGGAAATAGTTCATGTATATCCAATGTATGCTGACGATGCATACGAGGCTGCAAAAGAAGATGGTTTTGTATCATTATTAACCGTATTGATGCCAAATATTTTAGGAATAGGATATTCTAGTTATTATTCAGATAAGGCAATGAAGCCTATGGATGAGGTAATAAATAGGGCGCAAAATAGTGATGAGTTGAACCCTGAATCAATTAAAAAGGGAATAACTAAAAAAGAGTTTGAAGAATTTGCTAAATTGCGTGATAAATTAATTGCAGAAAAAATTGCCGAATTGTATCAAGAAGGTGTATATGATGCGGAAACACAAGAATATGTGCCAATTAAAAAATCAACACCAGAAAATATTACAGCGGCTATTATGCAAGCAAAGTCAGCTGCAACAAAAGAAGCTAAATCTGAATTCAACGCAGATGAGGAAGAATAACTAAAAACAAAACATGGAAACACTAGAAGAACTAAAACACAAACTTTCACTTTATGAACAAAATGGCGCAGCCAAATTATTTTACGCTTTAAATAGGAAGGCGAATGAGATGGCTGATTTATTGAATAAAACCAATATAAGCAATTTGTTACTTGATGACCCTAAAGACAAAACATTTGAAAGACTAAAAGTTATCTGGAACGACAGCGCTAGTATTTCCGCAGCCATTAAGGAATTAGGCATTTCGGCGGGCGTTACTGGAGATGAGCATAAAGATGTAGTCAAAAAACCATTTGTTGAAACTATAGCAGAGTCAAGAAGATAATGTCTGATAAAATAAAAATATACGGGGTAGAAATTAATCTACCTCCCGTCCCTGATGAAATTGAAGATTGGGGAGCTGATATTGCTAGTGAGCAGTATTGGAGAAGAAGAGAATTGCCTAAATTTTTTGAATCGGTAGAATACGATAAAGAGGGTAATGCGCTATTAGATTTAGAGCAATCTGAATTTGCAGCAAGAGAGGTAGATAGATGTAGAAAGGGGTTTTGGTTTTATAATAATGGAGTGCCAACTTTTCTTACAGGTAAACACTATTTTTATCTTCAATGGTGGAAATTAGAGGATGATATCTATGGTGATTTCAGGGATGCAGATAGACGTTATTTCTTGTTTTTAGACCATTGGGAAAAGACTCCTTGGTGTCTAGGTGTTGTTAGGGGTAAAAAGCGTAGAGAGGGTGCAACATCGCAAGCAACATCAAATATCGTTTATGAGTGTATCTTCTATAAAAATAGCTTTTGCGGATTAACAAGCAAAACGCAGATAGATGCTAAAGCTGCATTTACAAACATGATTTCTTTTGGATACAGGCAGTTGCCCGTATTTTTAAAGCCAAAGCAATTAAATAACAAAGACAGCGTAAGTGAACTTGTATTTGCGCATAAGTCTGTAGAAGTAAAGGGTGGAAAAGGAAGTACAATTGATACAGATACCGGACATAGGTCTAAAATTGATTATAGAGCGCCATCCTTGAACTCTTATGACTCCGGAAGGTTAAGTCGTGGATTGTTTGACGAAGGCGGAAAATGGGCAAAAGAAAACCCATTCTCGACATTTATATCAATTGTAAGCAAGACACTTGTAAAAGGTGCTAAAAGGGTGGGATTTATAGAATGTCCATCAACATCTAATTCAATGACTAGTGGAGGAGAAGAATTTAAGATTGTCTGGGATAACGCAGACCATACTAAATACCCAAAAACTCCTAATAGACTTGCTAAATACTTTTCTCCGGCTTATGACGGGTACTTGGGTTTTATAGATAGATATGGGATGAGTGTTATTGACCCGCCAAACGAAGAGCAATATAAATTTTTAGTTGAAAACTATGTAGGCGCAGGTGACCTGAATGAAGAGGATATTAAATTAGGTGCAAAAGAATATTTAAAAGAAAAAAGAAAGATTTTAGAAAGCGTACAATTAGAGGAAGAGATAAGGATGAACCCGTTTGATGAAAGGGAGATGTTTATGCTTCGGAATAATAATTGCCATTTTGATGCTGTATTATTGAACGACTTGTATGAGATATCTAAAATAAACGAAAAGGAAGTATTAGAATATGGCAATTGGGCATGGAAAGATGGTAAACCTTTTACAGAAGCTGAATGGCATCCTACAACTAAAGAAAACGCAAGATGGACTATAGCTAAAAACTTTAAACGACCTGAAGGTGAAACATACATAACTAGGGGGTCTTTGTTTTTACCTAAAAATCCTGTTCAATTTATTATGGGATGTGACCCGTTTCAGAATTCAGTTGTTGAATATGGCGAAGGTTCTAAAGCCACAAGCTTGGTGTTAAATAGATATGACATAGGTAACAATGACCCAGTGTATAACATGATGTTTGTTAGTAAGTATCATGCAAGACCTAGAATGGTAGAGTTATTCCATATGGATATGGTTTTACAATGCTTTGCTTATGGCGGACAGATGTTGATAGAGGCTAAAATGGATGGGGGTTTGCGTAAGTTCTTTATAGATAATAATTGCGAAGGCTTTCTAATGAGATTGCCCGATAAAGCAAATTATGGTATTGACCCTAATGCTGATAATAAAGCACTTATGGTAAATCTATGGGAGCAGTATATCTTAACGCATGGCAAAGAGGGCAAATTGATATATCCGGAATTGATAGACGATAAATATGATGGGCTTCTTAAGTTTAACGTAAATGAAACCGAAGTAAGTGACCTTGTAATGGGAGGCGGGTGGACGCTTGTTGCTGACTATTTTAAACGAGCAATTTTTAAGAAGTCAGAAGATAGAATTAAGATAACAGACTTTTTTAAACAAACAAAAATAGCATAATGGCTTGGATTGATTTTTTTACGAAGATATTCGTTATAAATTTACCAGAAAGGACTGATAGGTTATTAGATATAGCCGGCGAGTTAGATAAGTGGAATATCCCATATGAGTTAGTTAATGCTATTAAGCATGAAAAAGGAGCAGAAGGACTACGCCTTACAGTACAGGGCATATTTGAGAAAGCGGTTGAAAATAAATGGGATTCAGTATTGATTTTTGAAGATGACGCAATGTTTGTTGAGTCATGTGGCAATCCTAATGAAACAATGGAAAAGGTAGTAAAACAACTACCCGAAGCTTGGCATATATTGCTATTAGGAGCGCAAGTTACTGGTGGTTTTAGGGCGAGAACATCCCCTAATTTATTAAGAGTAGAGAAAGCTTTTGCTACCCACGCTTGGGCTTTGTCATTGCAAGGGATGAAAGAAATATTAATTCAGGGCTTATACGCTCCGATAGACAATTGCATTGTTGAAAAAATACAACCTATGCAACAAACTTACATAACATATCCGTTACTTTGCACACAGAAAGAAGGGATGTCTGATATAGGTGGTCAGTTTATAGATTGGCGACCATTCATAGAAAATAGATACTATCAAAAACTAGGAGAAATACAACCATGAGAACCTTATCAATTTGCATACCTACTTGGAATAGAGTAGAAATGACATTAAATAGTTTTAAAGAAGTTTACAATGATGATAGGGTAGAAGCTATTGTTATCGTAGATGATGCAAGTGATGAACATATTTATAACAAATTAAAGGCGGAGTGTGATAAGTTATCTAAAGTTAAATTATATAGAAATTTGACTAATAGGGATTGTTATGCTAATAAGTATGTATCTATTAGCCTATCCCCTACTGATTATTGTATCATATTAGACTCTGATAATCAAATAGATACATTATATCTTGATAAAATTTTTGAACAAGAATGGGCAGAAGGTATGATTTTAGCTCCCGATTGGGCAAAGCCAACGTTCAATTATACAGAGTATTCTAATTTAATAATTAGCAAAGACAACTTAAAAGAATATATAGATAAGCCAATGTTTGAAACCTGCTTAAATTGTATGAATTATTTTGTAAACAAAAATGCTTATTGCGATGTTTGGGATGCTACAATAGACCCCGTAACAAGTGATAGTTTATTTCAAAATTACAATTGGCTAATGTCAGGTAGGTATATTCATATTGTTCACGGATTAAGGTATGAGCATTTGGTTCACAATCAATCTCATTATATAAATAATGTTCAAAGAACAGGTGATTTTAGAGAAATATTAATAGAAAAGATTAGGAAATTAAATTAAATTAATTAATTTTACTTATGGTATCTTTTACAAACGCAGGAAGAATGGGTAATTGGCTTTTTGAAGCAGCTACAGCAATGGCTTACGCTTTGAAGCATGATTTAGATTTTACCGTTCCAAAAGAAAGTACGAATCCTAAATGGAATCCTATTTATTGTCCACATTTAGTAAACTTTAGCTTCAATCCTGATATTGAAAAAATACAATTATGGGAAGGCAGGCATTCATACGAAGAATTGCCATTTGAAGAATCTTGGAGAGATAAAAATATAATCATTGAAGGCTATAGGCAAACAGCAAAATACTTTGATGAATACAGAAGTGAGATTTTATATTTATTAAAATTTGATTGGGTAAAGAAAGAAGGATATGTCGCAGTTCATGTAAGAAGAGGGGATTATTTGGAATTAAGACAAAAACATCCAGAGGTAACGGTAGAATGGTACGAGAAAGCAATGAGCATGTTTCCTGATTGTAAATTTAAGTTTTTTTCAGATGATATAGCTTGGTGTCAAAAAGCGTTTGCCCATAGAAGTGATTGCGAATACTCTGGAAACACAGATGAGCAAAGTGATTTAATAGAAATGAGTTGGTGTGAGCATCAAATATGTAGTCCATCTACATTTAGTTGGTGGGGAGCTTATTTAAACAGAAATGAAAATAAAAAAGTAATATTCCCGCAATTTTGGTTTAGTGAAGGATGGTGCGGATTAGACACAAGCGATATTGTAAAACCTGAATGGGTAAAATTATGAGTGAATTAATTATGTTTGATTTTCAGCACTTCTATCAAAGAATTGCGAAAGAGCTTCCTGACGATTGCAAAGTTTGCGAAGTTGGAGTTGCCAATGGCGATAGTGCTATTTATTTAGCACAAGAAATAAATAGACTTGGTAAAAAGTTTAAGTTGTATATGGTAGATAATATGGATTATGGCGGTTATTTACAAATGAAAACTATTTACCAAAACATTATAAAAAGCGGGCTAGGTGAATTTATTGAAGTAGTTCCATTTGAAAGTTTAGAGGCGGTAAAATTATTTAATGATGGTTATCTTGATTTTTGTTACATTGATTCGTCACATACTTACGAAGAAACTAAAAAAGAAATAAAAGCTTGGTATCCAAAGGTAAAAGATGAAAACATATTAGCAGGGCATGATTACAATGCTCCTGAAGTAATGAGAGCGGTTGACGAAGTAGTCCCTAAAGTTTTTTTAAGAGATGAATTAAATGGGCAGACTTTTAATCCGGAAGATATTTTACATTCAGAAGATACTTTGAATAATTGGGGATTATGGTGGTTTAAAAAACAATGGTATTTAAAATTAAATAAATAAACATGAAAACAGCTTTAGTTTGCGGAGCAGGAGGATTTATTGGTAGCCATATGGTTAAAAGATTAAAAAAGGATGGCTATTGGGTAAGAGGGGTAGATTTAAAATACCCAGAACATTCTGAAACAAAAGCAGATGAATTTATTGTTGGTGATTTAAGAGATGAGCAATTAGTTAGCAGGGTTTTGTGGTCGCCAAAACAACATAATTTACTAGATAAGGATAATGCATTTGATTTAGTAATTCAAATGGCGGCGGATATGGGTGGCGCAGGGTATATTTTTTCAGGAGATAATGATGCAAATGTTATGCATAACTCTGCATTGGTAAATTTAAATATTGCATTTTACGCTTCCAAATGTGGCGTTAAAAAATTATTCTTTTCATCAAGCGCTTGCGCATACCCACAAGAAATACAAGAGTCTACAGACAACAAAGGTTTAAAAGAAAGTGATTGTTTCCCGGCTAACCCAGACAGTCCTTATGGATGGGAAAAGATATTTAGTGAAATATTATTTGATTCTTTTTACAGAAATTATGGTCTTGATATAAGAATAGCTAGATTTCATAATATATTTGGAGAAGATGGTACATGGAGTGGTGGTAAAGAAAAAGCACCAGCAGCTGTTACTAGAAAAGTATGCGAAACTGAAGATGGGGGAGAAATAGAAATATGGGGAGATGGTTTGCAAACAAGGTCTTTTTTATACATAGATGAATGTATAGAAGGCGTAATGAGATTGCTTGAATCTGATTATAGAAAGCCAGTTAATATTGGTTCTGATGAAATTATATCTATTAACGATTTAGCTAAATTAGTAATTAGCATTTCGGGTAAAAATATAAAAATTAAAAATATAGAATCTAACGCAATAGGCGTAAGGGGAAGAAATTCAAATAATGAGTTAATACAAGAAGTTTTAGGGTGGCGACCATCAAAGCCTTTAAAAACAGGGTTAGAAAATTTATATGTTTGGATAGATAATCAAGTTAATAAAAACGCAAGTATATGATGATTTCATTTGACTATTTAGTCAACAAGCATAAGTTAGATATAAACGGTGTATTGCATTTGGGAGCTTCTACCGGACAGGAAAGAGATGTCTATGACAGTTATTGCAAGGGAAAGGTTATATGGGTAGAGGCTATACCCAAAGTTTATTTAGACCTTCAGCAAAATATAAAACTATACCCACAACAAACAGCATATAATGCTTGCTTGAGTAATGTGGATGGCGATGAAGTAGTATTTAATGTTTCAAATAATGAAAGCCAAAGTTCATCTATTTTGGAGTTAGGTGTTCATGCATTGATTCACCCGGAAGTGCATTATGTAGAGCAAATAGCCATGAGAACGGAAAGGGTAGATACATTGCTAAAAAATGTAGATGTATCAGGTATTAACTTTTTAAACGTTGATTTACAAGGTGCGGAACATTTGGCAATAGAAGGGATGGGCGATTTGATTAAGAATATTGATTACGCATTACTTGAGGTAAATATGAGGGAAACTTATAAAGGGTGTATGTTGATAGAGGAACTTGATTATTTTATGCTGCAAAGAGGATTTGAAAGAGTTGAAACAGGAGAATGGGTAGCCGAAACATGGACAGACGCATTATACATCCGAAAATACAAAATATGATACACATACCAGAAGAATTTACTCCAACAATAAATACAATATACCCTTGGGAGAATGATATTATATTTGAAGATTGGGTTTCACACGAGCATATACCTAATACGGAAAGGCATTATCTTCCGATTCAATGGACAGCATATCATGTTAATAATAATTATGGGAATAATTCTGTAGCGAGAAAACAATTGCAAGATTATGTAGATAAGTTACCTAAAGATTTAAAGTATTGGACTATCTGCCAATATGATGACGGAGTAATGACAGATTTTAAAGATTTGGATATTCTAGTCTTTAGTATGAGTAAAAAGACAGGGGTAGAAATACCTTTATTGTGTAAGCCACACTCATATAGATGGAATGGGAAGAAGTCTATTCTTGCATCTTTTATTGGCACACATACTCATCCGATTAGGGAAAATGTATTTAATATAAAAAATAAGGATTATTACGTTTCGGACAAAGAGCATAATATACAAGATTTTTGCGATATAATTTCTCATTCATTATTTGGATTATGTCCAAGAGGGTATGGCTTAAATAGTTTTAGAATAGCAGAATGTATGCAATATGAAACTATTCCTGTATATATTTCTGATGAATTCATTGGCTGTTTTGATGCTAATTTTGAAGATTATGGAATTGTGATAGAAGAAAAAGATGCAAATAAAATAGAAGAAATTCTAAAAGGTTATACCGATTTGCAGATAGTTGATAAGCAGTTGAAAATCAAAGAGATATACAATGAGTATTATACATACGAAGGAGCTTTTAACAAGATTAAAAACATTATATGCAAATAGCAGTGATTCATAATTTTGATTCGGCTGCTAGATTTGATATGTTAATGCAGGAATTTAAGACTCAAGGCATAAGAGATTTTAAATTTTTCCCGGCAGTTCATGATAGTCATTCGGTTAAGAAAGCTATAAATTTAGCGCACAAGCAATGCGTTAAGTACGCTTTAGATAATAGTTTACCTGAAATATGCATAATGGAAGACGATGTTCGTTTTACTAACAAGGATAGTTTTTCTTATTTTTTAGAGCATAAACCTGAAGATTTTGATGTATATTTAAGTGGTATTTATTTAGGAGAGATTTTGGAGGATAATTCGGTAAAAGAATTTTCCGGATTTCATTGTTATATTGTAAATAAAAGATTCTACGAAACGTACTTATCATTGCCTGATGATGCTCACATTGACAGAGCGTTGGCGGGTCTTGGAAAGTATTATGTATCTAGCCCTTTTGTAGCAATTCAGCACAATGGATTTTCCTATAATACAAAAATGGAAATGAATTATGATGACCTTTTAATAGGAAGAGAATTATATTAATTTAATTAATAAATATATTTTGTTTTTTTTATTTACTTTTAATTAATTTTGGTAATAAATTTTATTTAGTTAATGCAACAAGCTACAAATACATACCCTAATCAACAGATTGACCCAAGGGAAAAAGGATATGATTGGATACTTCAATATTGCAAAGCGGCATGGGGTGATTCCCGTGGTTATGTGCCAAATAATATGTTGAATTTTGGTCAATCAAAAATGAATGAAATAAGAGAGTATGCATTAGGAAGACAAAGTACTACAAAGTATAAAAAACTTTTAAATGTAGATGAGCAAACAGATAAGACATGGCTTAATACGGATTGGACTCCGCCATCATTTTTAACAAAGTATAGAGAGATAGCTATTTCAAAACTTGTTCAAAGGCGTTATGATTTGCAAGCGTTTGCAGTTGACCCTTTAGCTAAAAGTGAAGAAGATGAACGCTTTAATGAAATGAAGGTTAAAGTAATGATGCGTGAAGCTGCAATTAAAGCAGGTAATGAGCAATTAGCTAATAGTCCAGTATTAAAGCCAATGGAAGGCGAGCCTGAAGATATGGAGCAGTTGTTAATGGAACAACAATTTGGCTACAAACATGTTATGGCAATGGAGGCAGAATGTGCTATCGCTTTAACGATGTATAAAAATAAATTTGACGAAAAAAGAAAAAGAACTATTGAAAATTTATTTGATTTTGGTATTGGTGGATATACTGAATATATAGATGAGAATGGTGCGGTAAATGTGAGAGAGGTTAATCCAGAAAATTTAGTATTATCATATTGCGCAAAAAATGATTTTTCCGATTTGGTACATTTTGGAGAAGTTAGAGAAGTATATGTAGGGGACTTGGCACCTTATTTTTCCCCCGACCAATTAAACTTGATAGTTCAATCTGTAGCCGGACGCTTTGGTAATCCATCTAACTTTATGTATGGCACAGATTATTCAAAATATTGGAATCGTTTTAAGGTGCTTATTTTAGACTTTGAATTCCTATCATGGAATGATTACACTTATAAAGAAGAAATAGATAACAGAGGCAATGCTCGTTTTGGTAAAACAAAGTATCAGGATTTAAATAAAGCGGATTTAGCGGTAAATGAAAAAGGGACTATTGAAAAATTTGATTACGCAGGTTCTGTACCTAGTTTAGTTGACTCAAAGAGTAAAGGTCAAGCCGAGCCTGTATATATGCCTGTTACTAAAAAGGTTGTTTATAAGTGTAAGTGGTTGATTCAAACTGATTATATGTACGATTGGGGGATGTCTGAAAATCAAATTAGAAAACCTTCGTCTTGGTGGGATACTAAATTGAATATCCAATTATACTCATGGAATTTTTATAAAATGCGTTTTGCAGGTATTACAGAAAGATTGATTCCATTAGAAGATAAAGCGTGTTTGGCTTGGTTTAGGCTTCAAAATATGTCTAATAAATTAATTCCATATTTAATAAATATAGATTTAAATGCATTAGAAGGAGTTGATTTTGGAGGCGGTGGGGATAAGATGAATCCGACAAAGGTTATGGATTTTATATTTTCTAATTTTGTTGTACCTTATCGCTCAACAGACTTATTAAGTCAAAATCCAAACTATAAGCCAGTCAGTATTGAAGCTTCGGGGCAATTAGCCGTATTTGGTCAATTGTATCAAGAGTTACAAAATACCATTGATATGATGCGTCAAATATCAGGATTAAATGAATTGACAGATGGCTCTACTCCAAATGCAAAAACATTAGTTCCAGTTGCAAATGCTGCAATGGAAAGTACTAATAATGCCTTATACTTATTGAGTTTTGCAGATAAGCAATTGGTGCAAAATGTTGCAGATGCTATTGTTGCAAAAGTGCAAATAGCTGTTAAATTAGGTAAGGTAGAAGGTTATGGTAGAGCGTTAGGTACGGAAACTGTTAAATTTTTCCAAATCAATCCTGATATATCTATTCATGAATTTGGTATATTTATTGAAGATAGTCCAGCTGATTATGAAAGACAGCAGTTGATACAAGAATTAAATATTAGAGATTCTCAAGGACTTATTGAACCGGAAGACAAAATACTTGTAATGAGTTGTCGTAATTTAAAAATGGCAGCAATGATACTTGCATATAAGATTAAGAAGCGTAGAGAGAAGATGCAAGAATATGAATTGCAAAAAGTAAGAGAAGCCGCTCAAGGTAATGCAATGGCAGTTCAAACAGCTGAACAAGAAAAGCGTCTTACATTGCAAGACCAATTAAATGCAGATATAGCTAAAATTAATGCTGAAAAACAATGGGAATATATTATTCAAATGGGTAAGAAGGATAAAGATATTCAAGAAGCTGAAATACAAAAAGAAGCAAAAGTTATTGCTCAAAGAATAGCAGCAGATGCTAGAATAGCGGTAAGCGACAAAAAGCAAGTACAAACAATGAAAACAAAATAAAATGGTAAAATCTTTATTATCGAAAAGTATGAAAAGCGTCTTGCAAGAGGCGTTATATTTAGAATTGTATCAGTCTAATCTTTGGAAAGCTTTGGCTAACCAAATGCAACAATATGGCTTTTTTGGTACGCAAAAGTATTTTTTAACAGAAAGCGCTGAAGAATTAACGCATTATCAAATGCATGTTGAATTCCAAAATGACATGGGTGATTGCGCTGACATGCCTTCAATTGAAGCTATTAAAGATAAAGTAAAAACTATTGGCGAATCTTTAGAAATAGGATACGAAATGGAGCTTGAAGTGTATAATAAATATAAAGAATTTTACAAAAAAGCAGAGGATGAAGATTGTGTAGTAGGGCAATTCTTATTACAATTCTTGGAAATACAAAGAAAGGCAGTAGGTCATTATGGTGATTTACTTGCAAAATATGAAATAGCTGAAGCAACTAAAGAGATATTAGAATTTGACCAACATATCAACGATGTTCCTTAAATATATAATTTCGTAACGAAAAAACACAAACATGTCAGAAGAGCAAAATCAACAAACAACACAGGAAGAAACAAAACCGGTTTACAAGGCTAGTACCGGTATTCCAAGCGTAGATGATTACAGAGAAGCCGAAAGTCATAACTTTAAAGCCGAAGAGAACGAAGCGCAGGTAGAAACGCAAACGCAAATTCAAAATGAGGACACCGCAGCAGTTAGTAATAATACGCCACCTGAAGAAAATGCATCTTCATTCACAATGCCATCACTTGATGGAACAGATGTAGAAGAAGCTAATTCAGCAAGCGCAACAATTGCCGATTGGAAGGAAGAGTTAAAAAAAGCAAATCCAAAAGATATTCTAAAAGAATTAGGATATGACGATTTTTTAGCAGAATTTGCAGAGTACAGAAAGAATGGAGGAGATGCGTATAAATATTTAGAAGCAAGAGCATTTGATTGGGATACAGTTTCACATCAAGATTTAATTTTAGATGAATTAAAGTCGCAATATCCACATCTAACTGAAGATAAAGTTGAAAGACTATATCAGTCTAAATACAAGCAATCAGATATGGCATCTGATGAAGATAGAGAAATTGGATTAATTCAATTAGAGGCAGACGCAGAACTTGTAAGACAAAAAAGAGTTACCGAACAGAAGCAATTCCAAATACCAGACCCTGCAAGAACGCAAGAGGCGAATACGCAGGCAATGTACGAGGAGCAGCGGAAGTTAGAAATAGACCAATCACAAAAGATTATTCAATTTTTTCAGGAACACGAAGCCACTAAAAACTTATATCAAAGCAAGAGAGTTGCTATTGATTTGGGTGATAATGGTAAATTCAATTTCAACATTGATAAACCTGAAAATCTAATGTCAGTAGCGTTAGATTCAGAAAAATGGCAAAGAGCAATATCAGTAAATCCGCAAGAGGCAGATGTGAGCAAGCTTATTCCAGATGTCGCTAAATTGCAAAAAATTGCATTAGTGGCAATGAATCCAAACTACGAGAGAGATTTAGTGAACTATGGTAAATCATTGGGGCTGAAAGCTATTGTGGAAGAAGGGCAGAACGCACGAAGACCAATAGGTAATACACCTGCCCAACCCAATGAATCGTTTGCTGAAGCTATTAAAACAAGAGCTAAAGTAAGCACACTAGGCAGGTAGAATTTATTTTACCTTTAAAAACAAAACAAAATGGCAAATATTGGAAATATAACCAAAGCCTACGTCAGCGCTATTGACCCAGTGCTTGATACGAGAGAGATTAACAAATTAGTTACCGACATCCAAAACGAAGATGCGTTAACCGACATTTTATGGTTGGGAGATAGAAAAAAACCAATCGCTACAGGTCAACCTTTGTACTACACATTTGTAAACGAAAGTTTATTCAAATTGTTAGATACAACAGGTGGAACAGTTAATGGTTCAGGTACAACTTCATTAAACTTCACTTGTACAGCAGCGACTTCAGGTCAAGCTCGTAAAGATGATTTAGTGTTAGTTCCTACTGGTGCTATTTCTGCAATCGTTACAAACGTAGTATCTACTTCAGGTATTGATACAGTGTATGTTAAAACAGTTTCTGGAGCTAATGCTACTTTAACTGCTGGAGATAAATTATCTTTATTCTCTGTTGCAGTTGGTGAGAACTCTGTTTCTCAAAGTAACTTACGTTTCGGTTTGACTCGTTACACTAACAAGTATCAAATCTTTAGAGAGATTTCTAAAATTACAGACGTACAAAACGCTGCTACAATCGAGGTTGAATTTAACGGACAAAACAAGTTTATCGTTAAAGACCATTTAGAGAAAGCAATCCGTTTAAAAGGACAAATCAATGCTGCTTATATCGCAGGTGATATGTCAGTTACAACTTTCAGCGATAGCAACCCTATCTTGACTGATGCTAACACTTCTGGCGGAGATGGTGGTGGACCGGTACAAACTACTCGTGGATTGAACAAATACATTGAAATGTATGGTTCTACATTAGTAAATGGTACTTTAGGTACAGTACAACAAACAAATATTGATAACGCTTTAGATGTGTTGATTTCTCAACGCTCTCCTAAAGATTATTTAGTATTTGGTTCTTCTGCTGCAAAGCGTGCGCATGATACATATTGGAAGGCTTTAGGTTCTTCTGGTGTTCAATCAGTACGTATTGTAGTTGATGGTAAAGAATTAGATTTGACTGTAGACAAAGTTAGCTACGGTGGATTTGATTTACATTACATGGCAATGCCAATCCAAGACCAACCGGTATTATTCAGCCAAACTACTATCAATAAGAGTGTTTACTACATTCCTTATAACAATAGAGTTAAAGTTGAAGGCGGTGGTTACGATTCAGCAATGCGTGTAAGATACGTACCTGCTCAAACCAAGTACGGTAATGACATGATTGGTGAAATCCATACAGGAGCATTATCTCCTGTTAATCCTAACGGAGATGCGATGAACTGGACATGTTCTTGGACAACTGCTCAAGGTCTTGAGTGTTTAGGTGTTCAACATTTCTTGCGTCAACAAGTATTATCTTAATACAAACTAAAAGGGGCGGTGTAAAAAGCCGCCCTTTATTTTCATAATAAAAAACACACAATATGCAAGTAGTTGGAAAATTCAACGCAATTTCAGAGGAATTGAAAAATCAAATTCCTGCGTTAGAGGTTGGTCAAACAATCACATTTGAAATGCTTACCGGTCAAAAAAACAATGACCCTGATGAAAAAGAAAGACAAAAAAATCCTATGCTTTATCCTAAAGCAAATATTCCTTTAAGGGATAGAATTAAAGACCCTTATATAAAAGAAGGAAGCTCTTGGGTAGATATAGTAGTTGCTGACTCATGGGATAGAGATGGTAATCCTAGAGAAAGATTTTTTATGCCGGGGATTAGTGATGGCTCTGGAGATTTTAAATTCGGAGGTAAGTTTTCATTAACCGGCGGTAATCAAAAAGATGAAGAGCTGTATGAGTTTTTAATGATTTCAAATTGGAATCAAGATAGTATTATAGGAGAAGGAGGAAGAGATAAAAGCAAAGCTCCTATGTGCAAAGTTATTAATCAAAAAGTTACAAGTCAGAAAGTTATGACTGGCTTTAATACATTAAAAGAGGCAATTAATATTGTTACCAAATTAAAACCTTCCGAAGCTCGTCAAATTGGTGCATCATTAAATTGGAATGAGTTTACTGATGATGAAGTTATTTTAGCTCAAGTAGCTGATTTAGCTCGTACTAAACCTGAAGAGTTTTTAAGAGTTTATAATGACCCTAATAAACCAATTAAAGCATCTGTTAGAAAAGCATTAGATTCTGATGTTCTTAAATTTGATATTGCAACAGGAAAAGTTACTCTTGGTTCTCAAGAAATAACAACTATATCAAAAGAAGATAGAGGAAATGTTACAGAAGCTTTAACTCAATTTATTAATTCTGCAAAGAATGGTAAACAAGTTTTAGATAATATTAATAAACAATTAACTGAACCAGAAACGGTATAATTAATTTAATTATTTATAAGAAAGCTCTTACTTAAAAAAAGTAGGAGCTTTTTATTTATAATACTATTATTTTTTGGTATTTTTGGTAAAAGTTTATATTATGCCTTTAGTACCAAATTTTACAGTAGCGCAATATGTATCAAATCCAAGTTTAATTGTATTTACGGATACTAGCACTGGAACAGACGCTTCAGTAACTGTGCGATATGTATATATGCAAAAGTCGGATGGAACATATCTTGTTCAAGAAGGAACAACAACAAATTATGAGATATGGTCTTTAGCGAGTGGCAATACAATTAGTTTTGATGTCCTTGATAAAGATTATGCATTAAATATTACAGTAGAATGGAGAAGCGCAACTTCTACATTAGGTGATAGTGTAGTGTTGTATAACAAAAGTGCATCGTATTGTTTTTCAACATATGCAAAAATATATAACACAAAATTATCAAAAGCGCAAGTATCAAGTCCTAGTTTATTAGATGGCGCTAATTGGTTAGCTACTAAAAAAGCATTAAATACTTATATAGACGCTGCTGACGATGCAGTGTCATTTGGCGCAGGTATTACAATTGCGCAATTATCTTTAAATAAAGCGAAGTTCATTATTGACAATCCTAAATTAGTATTCTAATGTTAAATACAGTAGATGTTATAGAGATAGCAAAGGTTACAGTATCTGTTGTTATAAAAGCTATTGAATTAAATCAAGAGAATGATATTGAATTACCTAATAAAATTTCTATAGAGGCTCGTGCATTAGAGTGGGTTAATTCTACAAATTATACAGGAATAAATCTAGCGGGATTTACTGAATATGTTTATGGTATGTGTGGCGGATACGCATTTGAGGCAGAAGCTTTAATGGGGCTTGCAGGATACGTAGTTGACCCTTCTAGTGGTGGTGGCGCAAGAGTTCCTGAACAATTTAGTGCATTTGCAAGTACCGGAAGTGTATCTATTGTATTTGCTCAAGCTATTGGAAAAACATTGCTTTATGCAAGTAGAGGTGGTATAGATGTAGGAGAAATAATTTTATCAGGAGTGCCTGTATTGAATCAGGTTAGGTGGGATATTGCAACAGGAACTTTAACAGTTGCTGCGACAGTTCCTTTTGTAACGGGAGAATATGTAAAAATAATAGTATATTAAATTTAGCTTAATGGCAATACAATCAATAATTACAGGTGATTTTAAAATAAGGGACTTAAACGGAGTTCTTATTGCCAATGATGGTATAGTAACTTCTGTTGGGAATATAACTTCTGGAACAGCTGGTACTAGTGGTACGTCAGGTTCAGCCGGCACTTCAGGTACAGCAGGCACTAGTGGTTTCGCAGGAACAAGTGCAAGAATTGTTTTTAATTATGTGGCGACAGCGGGACAAACTACTTTTAATGTGCCTAGTGGTTATGAGAATGGGATGATAGATGTTTTTGTGAATGGGGTAAAATTATTTCCAAGCGATTATACAGCGACAGATGGCTTCAATGTAATACTTAATAATCCTCTTCAAGTAGGTGATAATGTAGAGATAGATAATTTTGTATCTAGCTATGTGGCATCTTCAGGTACTTCTGGCTCAAGTGGTACAGTTGGTACTTCAGGAACAACAGGAACTTCTGGTATTGGTGGTGATAAATATTACACCGTATCAGTTTCAATATTTACTTTAGGAACGGGTGGTTACTTAATGGTTTCACCCGGTTTATCATACTCTCCTGCACAATCAATTATAGTAGTACATGATAATACTCACTTCCAAGAATGTGAGGTTGTGTCTTATAATGTGGTTACAGGGGAAATAGTTTTTGGCGACCCTAATAGGGTTGTTGGAAGCGGTACTTTTTCTAGTTGGGTAGTAAACCTAGATGGTGCTTCGGGTGGTGATGGTTCTTCAGGAACATCGGGTTCAAGTGGTTCATCTGCTACTTCAGGTTCATCAGGAACATCGGCTACTTCAGGAACTTCTGCTACTTCAGGAACTTCAGGTTCAAGTGGTAGTAGTGGCTCAAGTGGAAGCAGTGGAACTTCAGGTTCATCAGGAACTTCTGCAACTAGCGGTAGTTCGGGAACATCAGCAACTAGCGGTTCTTCAGGGACTTCAGGTGTTGATGGTACTTCAGGTATTAATGGTACTAGTGGTTCTTCAGGAACGAGTGGTAGTAGTGGTACTAGCGGAACAACAGGGACTTCAGGTACGACAGGTACTAGCGGAACAGCAGGTACAACAGGTACTTCAGGTCTTTCAGGAGATAGATATAGAACAACATCCACTACAACTTTTACTTTAGGTAATGCAGGGAATTTAACAGTAGGAACACTATTGGGATATAGCCCTGCTCAATCAATTATAGTGGTTTATGACCCATCAAACTTTCAAGAGTGCGAGGTGGTGTCTTATGATGCTAATACGGGCGTTTTAGTATTCCTTGCTCCTACTAGAACAGTAGGTAGTGGAACTTATAGCGCTTGGACAGTTAACTTGGATGGGGCGAGTGGTGGTGATGGCTCAAGTGGTACGAGCGGTAGTTCGGGTACTTCAGGTACAACAGGAACATCGGGAACTACTGGGACAAGCGGTACAACAGGAACATCGGGAACTACTGGGACAAGCGGTACAAGTGGAACAACAGGTACTAGCGGGGTGAGTGGTATATCTGCAGGTCAGGTTTATTATTTTAACCAAAGCCAATCTTCAGATGTTTCTCCTTATAAAGTGCTATCACCTTATCCATCAGGAGCGGTTGAGCAAATAGTGCCTAAAACATTGACCAATAATCAACAAAATGTATTGGTTTCAAGTTTTTTAACGCCAGAACTAGACTTTGCAGTTATCCCTGCAGGTACACAAAGATTCCATTTTCATTTCTTGAAACAAGCAAGTAATGATAACATTCAAACTTATGCTACCATACAATTAGCTGATTCTACAGGTACACCTATCGGGTCAATATTAAGTACTGGTAATTCTGAAATTGGATGGGTTGATGCGGTTACTCCGGTAGAGGTAACAGCGGATTTAACATTGCCAACGATAGGTATTGACCCTACTAATAGGATGATAGCCAAAATATATGTAAGTAATAACGATAGTACTACTCATATTGTAAATTGGTACACAGAAGGAACATCTTATTATTCTTTTGTATTGACTTCAGTAGGTCAAATAGCGGGTACTTCAGGCTCTTCTGGAACGAGTGGTACAACGGGTACATCGGGTTCATCGGGAACAACAGGTACAAGTGGAACGACAGGAACAAGTGGTACAACGGGAACTTCAGGGACTACAGGAACATCAGGTTCTAGTGGCTCTAGTGGCTCTAGTGGTAGCTCTGGCTCAAGTGGTTCAAGCGGAACAAGTGGTCTTTCAGGTACTTCAGGAGCGCAAGGAACAAGTGGAACAACTCCCGTAGGTGTAATTACAGGTTCAGGAACAACAAACTACCTACCTAAATTTACAGGTGCAAGTACAATAGGGAATAGTTTAGTATATGATAATGGTACTAATGTTGGAATAGGAACTGTTAGTCCTACTGCATTATTGCATTTAAGCGGAGCAAATACTGCATATAGAGGTCAATTAACAATTCAATCAACTGATTATGCTCAAATAACATTTTATAAAGGAGCAACAACCAATACTGATTTAAACGCATCTATATTTTCAAACATTACTACTTCCGAATTTGTAATTAGAAATAATGCAAATGCAGCAATGATATTTGATACTAATGCTACCGAAAGAATGCGTATTACAAGCACAGGCAATTTAGGTTTAGGTGTTACACCGAGTGCGTCGTGGATTGGAGATGTAAAAGCTATTCAAATTGGTAATGCTGGCTCGCAAATATCTGCAAGCAATGAAGCATATAGTGG